GTCTTGTCGATCATGTCCAGCTCGAACGCGATCTTAAACTTTTGCTTTGGCCCATACTCGGTCTCATAGGTCTTTAGCGGTGTGATGTCTACGCATACCGCGCGGCCGGTGTACTCGGGGCACGGTGTGAAGGTGCCGCCTGTTTGTTTTGTTGATACTGTGATTCCCATGTTGTTGCTGTGTTGTGTTGTTGTTGTTTACTTGGAGGATTGCTTTTCAACCTCCGAAAGTTGTTTTGCCATTCGGTCGTATTGCGCCCAGTACTCAGGCCAGGCTGCCTTGATCTTCGCCAGATTCTCTGGGTCTGCCACCAGCGCCGCGGCACCCAATTTGCGCACGAATGACCCGCCGTATTCGATCATCGTGAATGCTACGTCGAAGTCTCTCATTGCAGGATGAAGTCGAAGTTAATCTTCCAGTTGTCGCCGAGGCGGTTGTAAGTGTCGCCCTTGATCTTCCAAGTGCGCGGATCGCGGGTCGTCTTGGTGTGACGGCAGCGGATACGGACATCGATGTCTTGGATGGCAGTGTTCCGCAGACGATGGTCTGGCGGCAGTTCGTGCAGGTGTTTCATGTAAGAAGGTGTTTGATGATTAGATTCCGCTCTTTGATCGAAGCTCGGAGAATGCTCTCAAGCACAACGTGAGGGTTGATTGTCGCAACGTGTTTCCATTCTGGGCTTTGATCGACGTGCTTGGCTGTATGAAGACTTTCTACGCGGATCAGACCGTTCCATGCGTGAATGTAGATGAAGGCGCAGTTGTCTTTCACGGCTTTGCCTCCTTGGCTTTGTTCCAGTTTGATTGGTCTATTATCTTTCGAGCAGCGTCTGCTGGTGAATCCCAGCGTGACGGATTAGAGTTTTCGAATAGCGCATCCCCCGCCTCCTCCAGTCGCTTGATGCGTTGCTTGGATGCCTCAGCATCTGATTCGTACCTGCGCGAGTTTTCGCAAAGCGACCGGATCGAGTTCTCCTGTTCTTTGAAAGCCAAAATACTTATCTGCCACTGCTCGCGATAGTGGGTCGCTCGCTGCGACTCAATGCTAACTTCTTTCTCCAAGGACGCGATGTGTTCAAGAAGTTGGATCTTGGACCTGTCATGCCACTGGATGACGTCAGATCTGGGGGATGTGCTCACGGCTTGGCCTCCTTGGCTTTGGTCCAGAACTCCTGACCTACACGCTCCGACCATGGGAACATCGCATCCCCCGCCTCCTCCAGTCGCTTGATGCGTTCATGAAGTTTTTGTCGTTCTACCGTTTCGCACGTCTTCGATTGGAGCTTTCGTGGGTCTGGATATCCACGATGCCAACTTGTAAGGCATCGAAAGGCCACCCAGTTTCCTTCTGAATCCCCACAAGATTTCCCATCATCCAGTAGGGCAACGTAAGATCCGCAGAACGGGCATGAGCTGGGTGTATCGCTCACAGCTTGGCCTCCTTGATAAGTTTCCTGACAGCAGCCTCAAACCGTCTCTCCAATTCATGGCTCCAATTCCGACGGCCTTTGAGCAAGTCAGACAGATAGGACGCAGACATCCCCATCTGCTTTGCTGCTCGTCGGATCGAGATGCCGTGGTCTTCGAGGTCGTTCAACGCACGGCCTCCGGTAGCGCAATGGTTGATGACAATCACACGCTCTTCATACGAGTGGACCAAGAAAACGTAGTCCTTCACGGCTTGGCCTCCTTGGCTTTGATCCAGTGGTCCTCAAGCAACTGTCGATTGCTGGCAGAGATTTCTCCTCCAAGCCACATCATCAGTTGTCCTCCCGCCTCTTCTAAACGTTTGATGCGTTCGATCAGGTCTTCCAGTTCATCAAAGGCTTCATCTGCCGAGATTTCCTGAACGTAAACTCGGCACAGTAGATTGAGTAGGTGTTCCTTGCTCACGGCTTGTCCTCCTTGGCTTCCGGTGGCTCTGGAAGCGGCATCCAATGCGTCGGATTCCACGTCCTCATACCATCCGTCCACTCGTAGTGGACGTCCTCGTCGTCCACGTCGCCAGTCAGGTCAAAGATGATTGTGCCAACCTCTCCATCCTTGGCGTCGTACCCAATCACCCATGTCATGTCAGTGGGTGCTGTTTCAATGGGTTGCCACACTCCCGCCTCCTCCAGCCGTTTGATGCGCTGCTTGAGTCGCCCATTCTCTTCCTCAAGCTCGGAGATGTGCTGCTCCTGCAAGCGCAGGTGTTCATCTCCAACATAGATTTGTCTCTTGTAGCACTCCTTCGTTCTCCAGAGTGCGTCATTGAATCGCACTCCACAGGACCAAGTGGTGTCTTTTAAAACTGGATCAACTCCAGAATGACAATGTGGGCAAAAGCTCACGGCTTGGCCTCCTTGGCTTTGTGCCACCCCTCTATTGCCATCGGCAGCAATCCGAGCCGCGAGGCTCGCTGGGCAAGCACATCTCCAGCCTCCTCCAGCCGCTTGATGCGCTCACGCGCTTCATCCAGCCGCTTGGTCAGCAGTTGAACCTCACGCTTGCGACAGCCATCAGATTGACCAGTCCGTTTCCATTGATCGTCTGACCACATGATGTCTTGAAGTGTCTTACACTTGTAAGTCGCAAACGCGCCATCCTCTGACACCAGCAGGTTTCCAACATGAACCATGATCTGCGATTCACAGAACGGGCATTTGTCTGGTACGGTATTCACGGCTTGGCCTCCCCTCTGGCTTTGTTCCACAGATCAACGTCGTATCCAAAGCTTAGTTCGTTGGCCATCAAGTCACCTCCTGTTTCAAGCGCGGCAACGTAGTCGTATAGCTTTGAGATGCGCTCGTTGGCCGCGTTGAGTTCGCGTTCTATATCACAACCGACACGGTAAACATCTCCGGTCATGTGTTCTATTGCAGCCATTTGAGCCGCTCTCATTCGCGGGGTGTCACTCACTTGAGGCCCTCCGCAATCAGAGCGTGCTCCAACAGAAGCACAGCGTCCGCGGTCTTCAGTGTGATGTGTAGGCTTGGCTGCCGTTGCTGCGCCAAGCCCTTCAGGTGGCCCTTCCAGCGCTTCCCGTGAGTCTTGCTGGTTCCTGCACCCAAAGTCCGCTGCCAGCGCTGTGGTGTCACCTCGATGCACCTGGTGTTCATGCTGGCGATGAGGCCATGCAGGAAGCCGACATTGCGACCGAATTGGAACATGGCGCTGCCGGGTGCTCCCTTGCCGCCGATGTAGCCGCCCACCTTCTCGATGTAGCAGACATCCGACTGGGACAGGAAGTTGACCAGGACATCTCGGATGTCCCTGTCGGTCGTCGGCATGGGCTCCAGGGTGACCCGGTTGCCGGCGAAGTGTGCCAGGCCGCCGGACATCCCTGGGTCGATTGCTAGGATCCGTTTCACTTGGCGGCCTTCTTTAGCCAGGCCTGAATAGCATGGTCGGCCACCGCCTGGATCTTGAGGCCGTTGGCGAGGCAGTAGGCTCGCAGGGCTTTGTGGGTGGTTTCTTTCACGTTGATGGTCTTTGGCTTGGTCATTCAAAATCTCCGTACTTCTTCTCCCAGAAACAATACATAACAGTGCCTTCATTCCATACGCCAGGCTTAATCGATATGTTTAAGTTAAATGCATCTGCAAACTGAAAAGCCAAATAATCATGCCTACCATATGGTTGAGTCATAAATACTGGCTTTCCATCTATCGTAACAGATCCCCAGTGGTCAAACAGATCGTTAAATTTAAAGTGATATCCGTAACCTGATGTGATGCGTTCAAAGAAAAACGCATTCGCATGGTTTCCTCCATCTTTTAATATGCAATAGGCCTTAATCTTTCGATTCAGCCATTTTGGTATGTTGTGTATCTTAAATGTTTTATTCCAAGCCATCATTGCGTTTTCTCCAGTTAGTTTTGTTTCGCTCATTGTTTTGTGTGTTTAATGTGTTTTGTAATAATTAGTCATTGATGAAATCCATTCGCCACTTTTGCTAAGAAAGTAAAAGGTATCCTCATCGTTTCCGCTAAATGTTAATATAATGGTAACATCTGGAAGAATGGATTTAGAAAACGCAATCATTCTAGTCATATCGCAGCAGTTGCATGGTGCAAACAGAAACGCAATTTTGTTTTTGTTTATTATCAGCATTGCTTTGATTGGGCATCCGACATCAGGGCCAATACTATCGTAATGGCGTAAGTCTCGATTTTCTTTAAGCAGTGAATCAAATGTCATTTTAGCTCCTTTTTAACCTTGGCCCAGTAGGCCATTGTCGAAGTCTTGCGGTCCCCAGTCGGGCCCCCATTCCATCTCCTGGCTAATTGCTCGGTGGTGGCGCCGCGGCCGTAGTGGGTCAGGTAGGCCTGGCAGACTGCTCGGGCCGCCACCCGGTTGGTCATGTCCTGGTGCCGGTAATGGCTGCCGGTGATCCGGTTGACGTCCAGGACAACGGCCTTGTGAATCTGAAGGCATCCAATGGCCCGGCCTTGGTCACCGATGGCCAAGTCGTTGTTGCTGCTCTCGACCATTATCAGGGCTGAGATGAGGTTGGTCAGGTTCATGGCTGGACGTAGCAGGAGATTCCATCGACCACGATGATGCCGTGGCCGCCGTCGATTATAGCCACCACAGCGCTAGTCTCGGCCTCGACCAGTGTGGCCGGCCGGATGTACATTCCCGACTTGTAGTCATGCAGGTCGCCGTTGGAATGGTCGAATGCCTGGAAGCAGGGCATCGAGCAGAAGTTGCCCATTTCCCGGTCTTCGGGCAGCGGTCCTTGGCAGTGGATGCAGGTGGTGGGTTGGAAGAGAATGTTGCTCATAGTGTTGCTGTTGTTTGCTTTGGTGGTGGTTGTTTGCGCGTTGGCCAGTCGCGCCCCTGGGGGTGGTATTGGCCCCACCCGGGGCTAAGGTTGTCAGAGGGCGGCGGTCCAGTTGTCTTGGATGAATTGGTAGATGGAATCCATCAGCGACTCGTCGTCTCCAAAGATTCCGCGGCCTCGAGGCTCCTGCATATGCTGGAAGTCGATGTCGACGTCATGGAATTGGTTTCGGATCATCGTCTCGAGGTTGCCGATGATGCGGTAGACGTCGGCCTCGGTGGCGGTGCTGCCCCAGTAGGAGGTCTCGGTCGGAAGTTGGACGGTGATGATGTTGCTCATGTTTTGCTTTGGTTTGCTGTTTTTGTTGCCTTCGACGTGATCAAGATGGGCCATGCCATGCCTTCCGTCTACAGAGAAAACTGTTTTTCTGTAGATTGTGAATAAAACCCAATGTTTGCAGGGGTCAAACAGGGGTTAAATTCCCTTAAGATCAACGAAGCTCAGGGTCAGGTATTTCTGAGAATTGGTCGTTGCGTCGAAGTAGGATAATACCTTCTGGGTCTCTCTTTCAGAGTAGCTCCGGTAGTCTTTTACTCGGGTGGCTGCCACCGCGGGGAACTCGGTCGGCTGGCCGTTCTCGGTCTGCCAGTTGCCCGACGTGAAGCCAAACTTCCGGCACCATGTCTGCAAGTTTTGGGGCGGTACGAAGAAATACTCGGTCGAGAAGCTGTCCTCGCCGCGGAAGCACTGGACGCCGTTGCCGCTCAGGAGATCGAAGCCAGCCTGGTCGAGATACCAGGCGTCCAGGCCGAAGTCGGGCTCGTACCCGGTGCCAAAGAATATAGGCAGGCCCGGGGCGAAGTTCTGGGTGCATAGGCACGCCGACTCGGTCCATGAGTCCAGGCGCCATTGAAGCAGGTTCCACAGCCAGGCGCTTTTGGGAATCTTGTGGATGAATGGGCCGGATCCTGGGCCGCCATTCAGAGTCAATAATGGGCGGTAAGGGACATCGAAGGTGCTGGATATGTAGCCGCCGTTATCGAATTTGATCGACGTGAGAGCGTCTCGGTAGGTGGCGACTGTGGTCAGTGTCTGAAGGGGAACTGTCGAGGCAAAACGGGATACCAGCTTGTCCTTGAAAACGTCGTCGACAGATTCCTGCAAAAGTCCATCGGATCCCTCTGCAAACTTGGGTGTTTTGTTTGGGCTGCCCAGGATCCGCACCGAGGCATCGACTCCGTTTGGGCCACCCCATTTGTTAACCCAGAAGTCAGCCTCAAAGCCAGATGTTGAAGCATAGTCAGGATCGCCATAAGTGGCTCGCATCAGCTCGTTGTCGTAGTTGCCTGATGCGAATCCCCAAGGCCCTCCTGGCGGGATGAAGGCTGCATTGATCGATCCCTGATACAACAGCGTCGAAGTTGGTGTGCTGTCGCTGACCTTTGTTGGAAACAGGTTAACCCATTGACCCGTAACGGTGTTGACCTTTGACGGGACAATCAGAGCTGTCTCGGCGGCCGACGAAAGATAGAAGCCTGTCCACGCCCCGACGCCATAGCCCGGGTTGTGGCTCTTGACGTAAAGCTGTGTAGACGTGGCGTAGGCCTCGTAATCGATCAGCAAATTACCGTCGATGCCTATCGGGCTTCCTACGCTACAGGCCAGCCCTTGGGGCGTAAGCCTGAGCAGGCCGACCCGGTCCTCGGTGATGTCGTGGACGTCGTCGTAGTTGGCAAGGAATCCGGCCTCAACAGCTAGGCGGCGGCGCACATCCAGCACCTTGTCAAAGATCGTTGCCTCGTTGCCGGCAGACCAGAATGGCTGGAGGTTTGTTGGGCTCGGATAAATTGTCGAAATAGTGACCGGCACCACACCGATCTCCCACATGGGATCCAGTGTACTGTTGAAGATGTTGCAGTCGACCGGGCTGATGCGGATTAGACCGCGGCGGCTGGTCAGCGTGATGCTTGTCGGATTCTGAACCACGGTGATTCCGAGGCCTTCCAACCGTTGAACCAGGCTCCCAACACCCGGGAAGTTGACGATCTTTTCCTCTGAAGCATAGACGGCCAAACTGTCGAAGAAATATCTCACCCGGGCACGTCCCCAGGTGAACACCAGGTCGCCGAGCTGCTGCCTGTGGTCACCAGGGTCGGCGTAGGTCTGGGGGTAAACCTGCCGGATGTCGTGCTGCACCGTCGGGTCGATCTGGGCGCCCATCGTGTGCAGCCAGTCGACCATCAGGAACGGGTTGGCCACGTTGTTGGCCTGGGCCGATCTTTCGAGGGCGAGGAATGGCGAAGTGCTGGGTGCATTCCAGCTTGGCGGTCCCTCGGCGAAATACGGCACGTCTCCTGGGAAGTACGGGAAGAAATGGTAACAGAAGCCACCGTTAGGCCAGCGCGTGGCCCAGGTGCCGTCCTGTCGGCGTCGGAAGGCTCGCACCTGCCCTGGGCCTACGAACTGCCTGTCGGCGTTGCCATCTGGTAGCTGGAGCAACACCTGCACGGTGGTGGTGCCGCAGTTGTGCACGCGCCAGCAGTCGTACCGCTGGTAGGTGTTGAGGATACGAAAGACGGTCAGGCCCTCGATGGCGATCTCGGCGACAGCCAGCTTGTGCTTGTGGATCCGACCAGGAGGCAGTGTGGGGTCGGATGGGCCGAGGCTGCCGCGGACATAGGACGTCAGGCCTGAGCCGGCCTGAGGATCCCAGCCGAGGTGCACGTCGTACTGGATGCCGGCAACCTCCCGGCGTAACAGCTCGAAGCTGTAGTGGATTTTTTCGACTTTGCAGGTAAACGGATCTCCTACGGTGCTGTGATGGTCGACGTACACCTGGCCGCCGGCCACATCGAGGTGCTTGTTCTCTAGTTTGGACAGCTCGATCTGGGCGGCCACCTGGTTGTGCTCGTCTCGGTAGTACCCGATTCCAGGGATTGAAGGGTCAGGCACGCCTCCATCGTCATGCAGGCGCATAGCCGTCTCAGGATCGTTCCGGTAGACATACCACACACCGTAAGGGAACGGCGCTGACCATTGATCGAACGGGCTAAATCTCGATTGCGCCCAGAGCGGACCCATCTCATTCAACGCTGCCCGACATTTCGCGTCGAACCGGCTGTACAAGGTGTTCAGGTTGTAGGCCGTGAACATCTTGTCTTTCCTGTCGGTAGCGTAGGGCATGGGTCAGTAGAACCAGGACTCCTCGGAGGTCTGCACCGTTGTAGACATCACCGGGGTCTTTAGAGTCGTGCCGTTGGCATTCTGCTCGATTCGTTGGCCAGGCCCGGCGACGAGCTGGACCCGGCGCACGGCCTCGATGAGCTGGTTAATGGCCCGGGCATGGTCTGCCTTAAAGCCGGTCTCAGCCAGTTTGGAGGGCAGTTGGATGGCCATGGCTATAGCTCGCAGAACTGGGCGAAGATCTTCACCGGGCTGTTGCTGGCTTTGACGTACATCGTCGCATCGACCCAGGGCAACAGTGCGAACTGCCCGGCCGGTATTTGGAACGAGTACGGTGAGGAAGGCCCGATGGACACCGGGTTGACCAAGTCTAGGTTGACCACCAGGAGTCGGTAGGGCGTTCCCAGGTCAGCGGTGAGGTCCAAGGTCTCGTCGCTAGTGCCGACCACCTGGGTCTGCTGCCCCATGTCGGTGCCGGTCATGTTCGCTATCGCACTGTAAGACAGTGAGTTGATCACAGCGCCGCCTTTGCTGGCGTACAGCCGGGCTGACATCTCGACTTCGTTGGCCATAGGGTTGGTGGTTTAAACTTCGCAGAAGGTGGCCTGGACGGTCACCGATGAGGTGTTGGCCAGGAGATAGAGCGTGGCATTGACATAGGGCATCAGCAGCGTCTCGCCGGCCGGGATTCGCATCGTGTAGGTGCCGGACACGAATCCCATTTCGACATAGTTGGTAGTGTCCAGATTCGAGATCAGGAGTTTGTAGGGGCTGGTCACGTCGACCGGGACATCGAGGGCCTCGACCGTCAGGCCGATGACTTGAGTCTGGCTGCCCATGTCGGTGCCGACCATCGTGCTGCTCTTGGTGTAGGTGACCGAGGGTAGGAAAGCGCCGTTTTTGGAGGCGTACAGCCGGGCGGTTAATTGGATTTCGTCTGCCATAGTGTTAGTGGGTAAGTGTTAAATGAAGGGGTAAATGTCGGTGTCGTAAGGAGCGAAGGTCCAGGAGATGTTTTGCTCGATCATGTTGGTTTTCACCACAAGGCTGCTCGAGTAGTTTGTCTGCTTCCAGCCCCAGGCTGTTCCTGATGGTGCCATGACTTTCCCGGTTCTTGGATCAATCGGAACATTAGGAAGCATGGTGTAGACCGAGAACGGAAGGGCCCAGGATGTTATAAAGCTGGAAGGTAAATAGACAGGCGGGATGCCCTGAGGAACTTGTGGAAGTCCTAGTGTTCCTGAGAATGTAGCAACGCGGCTGAGGCTAATCCTAGACACCGGAAAAGAGTCTTCGCCTCGGCATAGTTTCTGGAACACTTTTCTGGCTATCGGAAGATTGCCCAACGGAGAGACCTCGGTCAGTTTGAGGCCATTGCTCACGGTCTCTTCAAGGGTCTTTTTGTAGAAGGCAGGGTCACCGATGGATTCAGCCTCGGCAGCCACAGCAGGCAAAGCGAAAAGCGAGACGTCGACGTAGTCGGTTCTGAACTCGTATCGGATGTCTGGAGCCTCTTGACCAGCTACCGGAATGTATGATGTTCCTAATGGATCACCTGCATCAATGTAATTTGGGCCTGAGAAAATAACACTTGCTGAAGAATAAGGACCGTCTTCGACAACGCTATATTTTGCTCCTACGCTCGACCAGAAATTGGTGGCATTTCTAATCGCATCTTTTGTGCCTCGATATTCAAACGTCCACACCGGGCCAGTCCCAGAACCGGATTGATCGAAGCGGCGGCTGACCTCGATGTAGCCCGGGAAGTTTGACAGCTCTGGTGCTTGATGGATCGTTGCCATGTTATTGATTCACGGCGTCAGCCGTCCTCTTCGTGTTCTTCGAGATGTCTCGAATGTCTAAGGCCTGAGTTCTTACATTGCCGAAATATTTATCCATGTTGGATTGAAAAGCAGTGAATCCTCCTGTCCTGGCAAGCTGGTCCCCGGTAGAGGCAGAGACCGCAACGGTTTTGAGGTTTTGCTCCTTTTCAATGACCTTGGTTTTGTTCCGCATTTCCTCCCGTCGTTTTCGTTCAGCTGCTTTTTCTTCAGCCTCGGCATCCATTTCATCCAAGGCAGTCCTTCTGGATTGAGTGAATTGTTCAGTCCAATGGCTCGGATCAAAACCTGCGCGGCCTGAGTCCATCATGGCTCCAAAGAAACCTTGAATGCCTGCACCGAGTGCATCGAGTTGTCTGAGTAGAGGGCCTCCAAAGTCTGCAACAATTGTTCCGACAAGAACTTCAAGACCTTTACTCATTGTGTCGACTCGGTCGTTGAAATCGTCCAAAGCAGCAACAACGTCGTCTGTCATAATAAGTCCGAGATCTTTAGCTTTTTGTGCTGTTTTTTCAAGACCTTCAGACATTGCTGGGATCAAAGATCCGGCTCCTTTTCCAGCCAGTTCTCGGAAAGGTCCCACAAGTTTCTGAGGGTCTATACCTGTCTCGAACTGTTTACCCATGGCCTTAAATAATCCCTCGCCGCCCAGCTCTTTGATCTGCTGCATCGAGACACCCATGGCTGCAAAGTTGTCGATGGTGGCCTGGTCACCTGCTAGTGCCTTCATTCGTGCAATTGAGATCTTCTCAACAGCTCCTGCCACATCGTCCAGGCTGGCTCCTGATTGCTCGGCGGCATACTGCATCTCCTGGAGGAACTCGCTTGATACTCCAAGACGGCTAGAGAGGTCGTTCAGTTTTCCAGCCGTCTCGATTGCCCTCATGCCAAAGTTGATGACCTTGTCGACGGCAAACATTCCAGCAATAGCTCCCGAGACCTCACGGCCAATACCTTTGGCCATCGACTGCGATTTCTTTAGGCCGGTCTCGAACGCTGTTCCGTCCAGGCCAAGTTTTGCGATCAGTGAGAAGATAGCCATGGTGTCAGTTATTGATTGCTTCCTGCTGCTTCATCCACCTCCACAAGGCCTCGTCCTTCGGATTCCACAGCTCGACGTCACCATGAGTCTCGGCTCTGGCCAGGACAAGGCGCTCGGCGTCACCGATAGGCATGGCCAGGACAGTGTCCTCCTGAAGCCCGATCTCCAAGCAGCACGCCAGCATCCGCTCAGGCCACGGCATTGCGAGCTGCTTCGATATACCTGGCTTGCTCAGGATCTCTGGGGCGGTCGACTGCTCGGCCATCCACTCGTTCCACTTGTCCAGCTCGGCCTCGAACAATAGGCGCTTCACCTTCCAGGTCCAAACCTTGAGCGCCAGGTTGCGGAATGGTGAATAGATGGAAGCCATCGATTCCTTGATCGGCTGGGAGCATACCAGCACCGCGGTCATAAGATCTGCGCGGCCTACATGACCACCGATAACCAGAGGCGAACCGATGCGATGGAGCACCAGGGAATGTCCCACTGAATACGGCACCAGTCGGAGCCCCATCACAATCGGACAAGGCTTCGACGTAGCGGTCAGGATGGCGGCCAGTTGGCTCACGCGTTGAGATCGGTAGCGGCGCCGGTGACGGTAATTCCAGGATAACGCTTCAGCGTGATTGTTCCGGTGGCCTTGCCGGTCTGGGTTGTCTTGATAGAACCACCGCCGGCATAGATCCAGCGATTGCCGGTAAGAGCATTAATAGCGTCAGCGTAACCGCCCACCTCGATCACAGGAGCGCCAGAGATGATGCAGGTGCCATTCACGTCAGGCAGCGCGGCAGACAACAGAGCGTTGGCCTTGCTGGTGGTATTGGCCGGGATGAAGTTGACGGTCAGCGTCAGGCGATTGTTGTAGCCGATGTGGCCGACAACCTCACCTTTGCTGTTGCGGACTTCATCGGTGTCGGCCTCGTGGCTGATGTCGTAGGATTCCATGTCGGGCGAGACGTAGCCGGTGACGACAAGTGCTCCCGCGGCGTCGTAGAGGTCCAGGACGGCCGGTGATCCAAAGATATATTTACTGCCTTGTGTGAATGCCATGTGTGTTTTGTGTTAGATGGTTGCGGAACAGTAGAGGGTGAAGGTCCGGGTAAACGTCCTGGACCGATTAGAGATTGATGAGCCACCAAAGTCCAGAGGGGCGGCAAATTGCGCCGTAAATGGGCCGCTGGCGTCGTTTGCTGCGGCATCGAGGGCAGAGGCCCCGGCATCGTCGAAGAGCGGCAGGATGAGGTTGTCGAGCACCTGAACGGTGGTCAGGACAGCAGCCTCGTCGGTGTCGTCGGCCGAGAGTTGAAGCTCGACAGCGATCTCGACCTCACAGGTCAGGTCGGTGCGCTGCATTGGCCTGGCCGAGTTGGTCGAGACTACCAGGCGCGGGAAGTTGGGCATGACGTCCTGGTCGTCTGGGTCGTCGTAGAGGCCGCGGCTGTAGGACGTGAGGCAGGTTGGTGTGCCGGCGCCGGAGGCCGACCAGTTGGCGGCCGCCAGATAGTCAGCGACTGCAAGTTCTGCTCTTAGGGCGACGGCGTTCATTTGATCGAGATTCCGTTGTCTTCAAGAACCTTACCGTTAGCCAGGAGAGCCTCGGTCATGTGATTGACCATCTCGGTCGTCTCGTCGTCCATGGCCTTCTGCATGGCCTGGTCGTAAATTTGAGATACCCGGTTGTATTGGTTGTCGGCCACACCGGCGGTCATCACCACCGAGGCTGTCGGGTTGAATCCTGGGACAGCCTGGATCCCTCGGGCCTTGGTGCCCTTGTGTGTGGCGACGTTCTCCTGGGGGAGGCCGTACTGGTTGGCCAGTGAGATGAGGGCGCCGTTGGTCTGCTTGGGTGCCTTGTAGCCCGGTGGCTTAGATAGCGGCTTCCACTTTGGGCTTTGGAACTGGCTGAATCCCTTGTTGTAGACTCGGATCATCTTCACCACACCGCTTCTGAGGTAGCCGACGGACCCGATGGCCTTCCGCATCAGGGCCGAGGCTGCTGCCTTCATCTCTTCGCCATAGAGGCCGCGGCGACCGCCCTTGGCTTCCTTCGACTGAGCGATGAGGTGCACCCGGCGAAGGATGCGGGACTTACCGATCCGCTTGCCGGTCTTCTTAGACTTGCGGTTGATGTCACCGACAGGAGTCCCCAGGTAGTCGGCGATCCTTCGGCGCTCCTGGCCCGGGCTCTTGGGCGGCACCAGGACAAACAGCCGGACCATCAGGTAAAAGAACCGGCTGTTGATGGCCTTGTGCAGATCTCGGGACGTGCTCAACAGATACTGCTTCATGGCAGCGTCGAACTTGCTCGAGTCGACCGTCATGTTAACGACAGGCCTCACTTGGTCTTCGCCCCCAATTCGAGGTTGTAGTAGGCACCGGAGGCATCCACGCGGCAGGACAGGATGCGGAGGGTGCGTCCCTGGTAGACCAGAGTCCTACCGACCACCGGCCTCGGCTTGCAGAAGGTCAGGGCGATGCGGTCGCTGTTCTCCTGGAGGATGAACAGGCCGTCTTCTTTGAGCAGCCGGGAAAAGGTCGTGCCCTGGTCGAGCGTGTAGAGCGTTGAGTCCATCGAGACCAGGGTGCTGTCGCAGGTTTTCCAGTCGCTGAACATGACCAGAATCCTAGAGGTCACGTTGTCCTGGAACCCACCGGAGATGGGCACGTTGGCATCGTTGACGGCAGCCGGGATGCACCGGATCGACGTCCCTTCCCAGATGAACATCGGCGCCCCCAGCATTTGCTGGAGCACCGCCATGCCCTGCTGGAGACTGGATCCGATGGTGGTCACGGTGTGGTAAAGAATATGCCGGTGACGATCAGCCTGGAAGTAGCCTGAACGCGCGATGCTAACTCTAAGGAGTCGCCGTTCTCGTAATGAGTGAGAATAGCGTAATTTGCGCCTGCCGGCACGTTGCCCTGGATATCTGTTTTGGCTGCCGCTGATAATTTATCGGCATAAAGCTCAACAGTGCCAGAATAGGTCGACGTGGCCGGGAGGCTCAATCTCAGGTCGCCAGAGGCAGCGCCAGAAACCGCTGTGACGGTCAGGTCGACCGAGAACCACCGCAGATTGCCGATGTTGGTGAACCGTGCGGAATTGACTGTCACCGTGTAAGTGCGGCCGCCGCCGGAGTCCACAAGCGTCGGGGTGTAGGCCGTGGCCGATGTCAGCGCCGATATGTCGGTGTATAGCTCGGTGAAGTTGTCGTTTATCTTCTCGCCGGCGCCGCGGAGGGTGTCCCCGGTGTTGTCGTTGGCGATGGTGCCGATGTTGATCGTTTGCTGGGCCATAGTTTTATTTCTTGGGTAGGACGTACCAGCCGGCCGGGAGGGTCACCCGGGAAGGCCCGACCAATTTCTGATCTTTGTCGAATCCGTAGACGCTGGCCTTCACCGGCTGGGCCAGCATCACCGGATCACCGGAAGGGACCAGGACCACCCGTGTCATCTGGCAGCCCAGGCAGATCGGCAACACGGCCAGCCAGATCATTCTTGAGATCATCAGGTGCTTTACCATGCTGCACATCGGTAGGTGGTGTTTCGCGGAGCCAGTCGAGCAGAGCCTTGAGGATCTGGTAGATCCAGTTCACGCCTTGGGGTCGATGGTAGCGGTCTTGTCGGCATCCTTGGCCATAATCAGGCCGAGGCCAGCAGTGACCGCGGCAATGGTCGAGGCAATGTCGATGTTGGTGCTGGGATCACCGTCGAAGGCAGCCCGTAAGGCCCCGCCAACAGCGACAAGGATGGCACCGACACCGGCGAGAGTTGTTTTCGTGTTTTTCATTTGGAGCGGAATAATCGAAACGCTGCGTAACAGGCGCAAAGTAAGCCTATCAGCGCGGTGATAAGGCGAACCCAGTCGGTGAGCTGTGGAATAAACGAAACAGCGGTGGCACCTGCCGCTGCTGCTAGGCTGAGTCCAGGGCTGGTGCTGCTGTTCGTTGGTTCCATTACTCGGATTTAGGCTGTGCGGCTGCGAGAATGATGTCGGCCAAAGGAACGCCTACCTTAGCGTTCTGATAGCCACCGGCCTTGATGGCAATGTCGATGAGTTGGAGGAGGCTGTTCACCTGCTCGGTGCTGAGTTCGATCTTGATCATTCGGCGGTAGAGTCGAGAAAAGGTTCATCGTGTGCAACCTTAACCGGCGGCACCGGAGGCGGCACCGGAACCCACGGCAACGGCAGCGTCACCACCGGCGGATTGATCTGATTCTCGATCTGCGCGGTGACGTTCGCTTCGATGGCGGTCTTATCGACTCCATTGGCGTAGCACCAACCAAGCACCTGTTCCTGCGTCAGGTCAGGATATGGCGTAAAGCTACCACTCGGCGGTTGGAACGAGCAGGAGCCGTAGCAGGTGCCGCTGTATTGATCCTGAGAGCCGTTGCATCGCCAATCGGCGGTGATTACGACATCGGGATTGCTGCCTTCGATGGGCTTAACGAGAAGGCGTTCGATGATCCAGAGGATGGTCATAAATTAGCGGGCTTCGAGGGTTTGGACGCGAGCGGTGAGTTCTTGGATGGCTGAGACAAGAATCGGAACCACTCGGGACATATCAATTCCCTGCGATTTAATGCTTCCGTCTTCGTTGACCGCATCCTTTTCACCGGAGACAGCGAACGGAACCACTTCAGCAAGTTCGTGCGCCAAGAAGCCTTCGCCGTTGGAGCCATCAGACTTCCATTTGTAGACAGAAGGTTTGAGCGCATTGACGCGAGCCAGACCGCCAGAAATCGGTTTAACGGATTCCTTCAGTCGATAGTCAGAAGTCGTGTTGTAAGAGACTCCTCCAGAATTGATAACGATGCTTCCCACCGTTCCTCCGGTTGACGCATTGTAAAAACTGGCTGCTACAGTGCTATCGTTTCCTCGAACACCTATGCCAGCCGCTGATGTTGCGGTAGCATCTGCAACCATACAATACGATGAAGATGCAGATAATACTTCAATTCTACCGTTAGCAAATGATGGTAGAGAACTCGTCGTCCCCACCAACAAATTCCCACTCGCATCCAGCGTCATCGCCTGCGTGAAGGTAATGGCGTTGCCAGCGGTGCCGCTTGCAGCATTGTACCAGCTATGAACACCGGAAGACTGCAAATAATACGAAGCAGCAGCCGTGTTCTGGTAAATCAGATTCGTGCCATTCCAAACAGAGTTCGTGTAAACAGCAGAACGTGAACCATCGTTCGTTCGCCCCTCAATCGCGGATGACGCTCCAAGCTGCAACGCTCTGGAGGTTGCGGGCCACGAAGCACTCGGCGTAACCCCGATGCCGACGTTGCCGCCATTGGCGATTACGAAACGCTCGGTTCCATCTTCTTGGATTTCGTACTGGAGCGTACCGCTGCGATAACCAGCACTCCAAGTCTTCGCCCCGACTTTTG